AGTCTTGTGGTATGGCATTTAGGAAGGCCTTTTAGATAATGTATATAAATAGTTATTTTCCAACTGTGATTTGGAATGAAGAAAAACCAGAGTTTGTCAAATCACTTAATAAAGCTAGTAATAAATATATTGCTGATGCTCGTAAAAGAGAAAAAGAATATATAAAAAAACACGGTGATTTTGGAAGATCATATCATTCAACACCACTAACAGCTGACAATGATTTTTTAGATTTTAAAAATTATATTGGTCAAAAATCTTGGGAATATTTAGATCACCAAGGTTATGATATGTCACAATACACAACAATGTTTAGTGAGATGTGGGTGCAAGAGTTTGCTAAAAAAGGTGGTGGTCATCACTCTGCACACATACATTGGAATCAACACGTATCAGGTTTTTATTTTTTAAAGTGTAGTGATAAAACATCATTCCCTATATTTCACGAGCCGAAGACTGGTGCAAGATGTACAAAATTAAAAATGAAACCAGATTTAAAAGGTGTATGGGCAGGTCACGAACAATTTCACATACGACCCAAACCAGGGACATTAATTATATTTCCTGGTTATTTAGAGCATGAATATGCAGTTGATCATGGTAAAGAGCCATTTAGATTTATACACTGGAACATACAGGCTTTGCCAAAAGAAATGGCTAAAGATGTTTAAAAAGAAAAAATATACAATTATTAAACAAGCAATATCAAAAGATCTTGCAACATTTATTGCAAACTATTTTAGAATGCAGAAACAAGTTTATGATACCTGTCGTCAAACCAGATACTTCTCACCATTTGAAAATATACTCGGATATTATGAAGAGCCTAATGGACAGATACCAAACACTTATTCTCAATATGCAAACATGGCTATGGAGACTTTATTGCTTAAGTGTCAACCAGAAATGGAAAAAGCAACAGGATTAAAATTATATCCAGCCTACACCTATGCAAGAATATATAAAAAAGGTGATGAACTTAAAAGACACAAAGATAGATTTAGTTGTGAGATATCTACCACCATGAATCTTGGTGGTGATGATTGGCCAATATATTTAGAACCATCTGGAGAGGTTGGTAAGAAAGGTGTTAGAGTAGATTTAAAACCAGGAGATATGTTGGTTTATTCTGGCTGTGAGCTAGAACATTGGCGAGAAAAGTTTAAAGGCAAAGAATGCGTACAGGTTTTTCTGCATTATAACAATCGTAAAACACCGGGAGCTAAAGATAATATGTTCGACAAACGTCCACATTTAGGTCTTCCTTCCTGGTTCAAACGATGATATAATCCTTAGATGGAGGCACGGCACCACCACATACCCCGTGTCTCCTTTTAAGGATTATTTATGAGTTTAGGATTTGACGCAATATCAGCATTACCATTTGCTACATCGGGACCAGAAGGTGATGTAGCTGTAGTCGTAACGGGTAATAGTCTATCTATCACGATCGGTAGTGTGGGTATTATCGCAGATGCTGTTACAGAAAATCTAACGGCAAACCAGGTAACATTAGGCACAGGAACTTTAACTATTACTGCTGACGCTAATCATACGGTCACAGGAAATGCCGTATCTTTAGGTTTAGGTGCATTTACTGTTAATATAGATACCAATGTGACCCCTTCTGGAAACTCGTTGACCTTGGCTACAGGTAATGTTACAATAACTGCTGACGCAAATATAAGTCCTACAGGTAATGCTTTATCATTAGATACAGTAGAACCAGGAGTTATTACGTGGAACGATATTATACCAGGAGCAACAATGGTTTGGACACCAATAAAACCGTACTAATATGGCATCAACATTTTCATCAGATTTATCATTAGAACTCGTAGCAACAGGTGAGAAAGCCGGTCTATGGGGAGCGATCACAAATACTAATTTACAATTATTACAGACAGCAACATCAGGTTATGTAGAGGTTACTCTAAGTTCTGGTAATGTAACTTTAAGTTTGGCCGATGGAGACGCAACTGCAAATGGTAAAAATCTTTATATCAAACTTACTGGCACTTTATCAGGAGACGCAACCCTAACAATGCACGCAAGCACATCAGGTGGTAATGCTAATAGGGTATTTTTTGTAGAGG